AATTCAGAAGATTCTACATATAGAGCGATAAAGGTTACTAGTGCATAATGTCCTTAGATAAAACATTAGTAGGAAGAAGAAGAAAAGTAGACATTGATAACTACGATGTCGCTGATGTTTTACCTTCGTATTTTGCTGAAAAATATCCAAACCTGATTACTTTCCTAGAAAAATACTATGATTATCTGGAAGAGGAAGATAGTCCCACCGAATCATTAAATGATTTATTGATGAGCAGGGATGTAAGAGCGGCAAAAGAAGAATTGTTGACATATATTGCTTCTGAATTGTATTTGGGTAAAACATATTTTGAAAATTTTTCAGACAAAAGATCTTCTTTAGAAAATTCTAATCTATTGTATAGATCAAAAGGAACAAAATATTCTATACAACAGTTTTTTAAGATATTCTATAACATAGAAATTGATGTTTTATACGGCAAAGATGAATTATTTTTCGTTGGAGATCCTGCTAGAGAAACTCTTGAGTATACGTCAACAGGAGCTGATACTGGGAGAGTTTTTTCTTTTAAACATTATGGAGATTTAGAAGTTTATGTTGCTGGTGACGACAGCATAGAAAGAGCATTGAGAATAGATGTAGATTATACTGTTGATTACAACGATAATACAGTTTTTCTTTCAAAGGGGCAAGATCCTTTAGTTCCTGGGGATACAATATATACTTATTTAGCAACTAATGGATATTTACCATCTTCCTCTGTGCTAAAAATAGTAGTTGAAAAAAGTGGTTCAACTTTAATCGGCGCAGACCTTCAAGATAAAAGAATACATAATGATAAATTTTATCAATTATATGCTTTGATGATACAAAGCGAGTTATCGCAAAACATTTGGAAAGAGGCATATAAAAATTTTGTACATCCTGCTGGTATGTATTTGGCTTCTAGGGTTCAATTAGTAAGTGTTATAAATTTAGGGTTGGGACCACAACCGTCAGGAGAAACTGTTAATAGTTTTGTATTAGAGGGTATTGCTCCTGTTATAACTAGTGATATTTCGAGCAATACTAGTATTACTGAGTTGAGTCCGGATAGCGATGGATATATTATAAGAAATAGAGTCAACGATCTGGTTAAGTTTGGCACATTTACCATTACCGAATTTAACACTCAATATCCAGACTTGAATAGAGCAGATAGAATTGAGGCGAGAACTTTGGATGATTCTGATGCAGATCTTTCTAACACTATCAACCTATTGGATGAGAATTTGTGGAATGATTCTGACCAGAGAACAACTATTTAGTTAATAAATTAGAAAATAACCATTAAGAATTCGTATAAATAAAACTATATTTAATATCGGGAATTGATATGACAAGAGAAATATTAAATAAAGGCACTATCGCAAATGATGGAACTGGCGACACTTTAAGAGCAGCTACCGATAAAATAAATAATAATTTTGTTGAGTTGTATGGTCTAACTGATGCTTTTACTCCAGGAACCTATACAGTGGATGGAGCTATTGATTCGGATCATGCCTTCATCATATGTAATAAGGGTAGTGCTCTTTCTTTAACTTTACCAAATGCCACGACAACTGGTCAATATAAAATTTTTACAAACAAAGGTGCTGGTGCAGCAACTATTACACCAGCAAGTTTTGCACAAGGGGCTTCTTTTACTCTGGCGCAGTATGATGGATGCACTGCTATATGGGATAGTGCGAGTTGGTACTTAGTAGGCAATCAAGGTGAAATAACCATAGCATAAATAATAGGAAAGTATAATGGCAGCGACTATATCAGATGTATTTAAAAGACAAATTCTTCGAAATCTATACGAAGATTTGTATAACATAAAAGACAGCGATACAAATCCTAACGGAGATTCCGATCGATATTATATCGGTATAGCAAGAATAGAAGAGTGGGATTCGGAGGCAAATCCTCCATCTCCTGTTCCATCTTTTTCTCAAATTCATGATTTTCAATCTAGATTACAATCCATTAAAAGAGTTGTAGATGCTTCTTTTGTAGTAACAAGATACAATTGGAGTTCTGGAACTGTTTATACTTCCTATGACGATCAATATCACAGCAATACTACTATCGGCGCAGGATTAAATATTGCTGGACCTTGGTATGTAATTACCGACACTAATGATGTTTATCTTTGCATTCAACAGGCAAAGACAGCAACAGGAACAGCAAAGGTCTCAACTGTAAAACCGACTGGATCTCTCACCACTCCTTTTGCCACAGCAGATGGTTATGTTTGGAAATTTTTATATAATGTTGGAGCAGCTGCTGCAGTAAGATATTTATCTAGCAATTATATGCCAGTTAAGTTTATTGATTCGGGTTCAACTACTTCAGAAATACAACAGGAAGGTATTAAAAATGCAGCAATTCCAGGTCAGATAGTCGGAATTGCTGTTGATAGTGGGGGAACTGGTTATACTTCAAGACCAACTATTACGATACATGGAGATGCAGAGAGCGATGCTTCAGCATATGTTAATATAACTGCTGGCGGACAAATATATGAAGTGATTATGAAGAGCGATTCTTCTCAAACTACTTATAAATTAGGAAAGAATTATAATTTTGCTTCAATAGAATTAAGCGGTGGTGGCGGAACCGGAGCAAAACTCAGACCCATTTATTCACAACCTAATGGTCTTGGATATGATCCTAGAATAGACCTTGCTTCTACTGCCTTGATGTTTAATGCTAAATTAGAAGGTGCAGACGGAGGCGATTTCTTCACCAATAATGATTTCCGTCAAGTCGGATTGCTTAGAAATCCGTATGATTCTGCTGATTCTGCAACAAGAACTTTTTTCACAGATACAACAGGTATCACTCTCCAAACACTGACTTATTCCGGCTCAGTTTTCGGAACAATAAGTGGAGATGAAGAAGTTTTAGGTGTGACTACTGGAGCAAAGGCAATAATTGATTATCATGATACTGCTAATAAGAAACTATATGTACATCAAACTTCGCTTACTGGATTCGAAGCGTTTAATGGTTCAGAAAATTTACAAGTTACGACAGGTTCAGGTAGTGAGACAAGAACTTCTACAACTGCTTTAACAAAAGCAGAAGCATATAGATACGATAATGAAGTGTTGTACATAGATAATAGAATTGCTGTTTTAAGAAGTACCGAACAAACAGAAGATATAAAAATTGTAATCGAACTTTAAGGTATATTAAGTCATGCCAAATATATTTACTCCCACAACTTTTGCCAACACTTATAAAGATGATTATAAGGATAGCGATGGTTATCATAGAATATTATTTAATAGTGGAGTGCCTCTTCAAGCAAGAGAACTGACGCAGTTACAAACTATTCTACAGCAGCAAGTAACTAGAATGGGGAGAAATTTATTTCTTGATGGTGCTGCAGTAAATCCAAAGGGCGGTGCACCAAGTATAATCCCAGTTAATTATGTTACGGTTAAGTCTACTAATTGGCCTGCTGATCTAACTACTTTACCTGGAACAATTTTTCAAGGTCCGGTGATTTCTGGTCAGACAGCTGGATATCTTTTCAAGGTTACTCATTATGCAGATTATGTAGACTCTAATAATAAGAGAACATTATTCGGCACTTATATTGATGCAAATCAAAATGCGCTAACAATCTCATCACAAACTGGTATTATAGAATATTCAGAAGGAGATGTTCTAACAGACACAGCATCCGTGTTATCAGACTTAACTGTAGATTCTGCTCGAGTTGCTTCTCATCCAGCACATGCTGGTGTAGGAACTCGTTTTGCTACATCGGAAACAGATTTTTTTATTAATGGTTATTTTGTGCACTCGCCAGCTCAAAGTATAATTCTTTCTAGGTATTCATATAATAATGTCAACGCGGATATCGGATTTCAGGTTCTGCAAGATGTTATAACTGTAACCGATACAGATGCCTTATATGACAATCAAGGTGCTGTCCCGAACAGATCTGCTCCTGGTGCTGATAGATTTAGAATAAGACTAAAATTAGTTGATAAGAAAACTTTAACAGACAAAACAAATTTTATTCCTTTTGCTACAGTAAGAAATGGGCAAATAGTACAAGTAAAAGAAGGAACCGATAATTATAATCAAATAGAAAAGAGACTCGCGACAAGAAGTTTTGATACTAATGGTAATTTTATCGTTAATCCTTTCGATATTAGATTTGAAGACGAAGGCGAATCAGATAAATTACAATTGTACATTTCAAATTCTGTAAACGGTCAAACTCCAACTGCGTTTTTAGATGGATATAGATTACAACAGAAAGTTCCTAGAGTTATAGAAGTTTCAAAACCAATATCAACAACACAAGACTCTAGTGTTATTGCTACTAGTACATACGGAAATTATGTCGTGGTCGATAGTGCTTCAACTATCGACTGGTCAGGGATTGATTCGGCTTTTAACGGAACAACTGCTATCATTAACGATGCGCACAATTTGTATGATAGCACTGGCACTAACGCAATCGGAACTTGTAGAGTTAGAGCAGTAGAGAAAATAGTTGCAACTCCTAGCACGTATAGATTTTTCCTCTATAACATTGAAATGAATTCTGGCAAGAATTTTAGGAATGTTCGAGAAATTGGAACAAGTGACTCAGCAACATTTATTCCAACTTTAGAAGATAGTAATCTTTATATATCAAATCCGACGAATAATAATGCCTTTTTCTCTATTCCAGGAGGCAGGGTTGCATCTCACGGCACTGTAAGTTACACAGTACAAAGACAAAGATACGGAGCAGCGAGTTCTAATCAGATTGTAATAACAAAAAATTCTGGCGAAACTTTCGAAGATGAAAATAAATGGGTAGTGATAAATGCAACCACTAATGCTTTTCAATCTATTACTGAATCTAATATTAGTGTTGTCGGAGATAATGCTACTATAAGTGGATTGTTTGGAGCTACAGATCAATATTTGATTTATTACTATGTCGGCATAACTGGCACTGCAAGAGAGAAATCATACGATTCTGCTTGGTTTACTGGCGTTTATGATTCTGACACACAAATAATTAATTTTACTCATGCAAACGCATACGATGGTATAAAATTAATTAATGCCTATGATTCAGATTCTACCGGAAGTTCAATTCTAAACTTTGTGGAATTTGATGGTGGACAGAGAGATAATTTTTACGATAAGATAAAACTTAGAGTTAAAAATCCTTCCATATTCACACATAATCAAAATGCTGTTATAAACGTAACCAATTTTACTCATGGAACTGGAGATTTTTTCAGTGTGAGTTCTTATACTACTGCGGCAAATAGGTCTAAGGGTTTCTTATATAGAAATATTCCAACATATTTGCAAAGGTCGGGAGAGAAAATTAGATTAACTGATGTCTTAGATTTCAGACCAAAACTTGATGGCAATGCTTCACAACATAATCTATTCCCCCGAAATAATAATGAAATAACATTTTCTAATGTAACTTATTATAATTCTAGAATAGATCACATTGTTCTCGGATATGACCCTTCTAATTTTCAAGGGAGGGTTTTCATAAGACGTGGAGTTGAGTCTAGAGATCCTGTTCCTCCTAATTTGCAAAGGAATCAATTGCATCTATTTACTGTTAGATATGGTGGTAATACTATTTCTCCTAATGACATGAGTATTTCCAGAAGGAAATATAAGAGATATAGAATGGAGGATATCTCCAATCTTGAGGAAAGAGTTTCCAGACTAGAAAAAACTACAAGTTTGAGCTTCTTAGAAACAAATACAGCAACCACGGTATTACTTGATGCTGCTGGAAATGTTAGATCTAAGAGCGGATTCTTTGTTGAAAATTTTAATCGCGGAATTTCTTTAAGTGCTGGTGATAAATCAGTAAGATTGCCGATTGGTGAAAGGGAACAAACCTTTTCAATAGATCCAGTTAAAAATAGACTGTATCCTAAATTAATGACCAATCAACTTAGATTGATACATGATTCGGCAAATACATACAGCGGTGCCACACCTTCTATATCTTCAAAGAGTAATATAAAGAGAGTCGGCGATATAATTTATCTTGATTTTGTTGAATCTTTAGATTCTGATTTA